GGTGAAGGATGCCATTACAGCCGTCAAGGGTAAGAATACCAAGGCGATTATGGCACTTCTTGATACAGACACATTGAAGAAGTCCAAGAACCAGAAGGACGATGTGGCAGCAGCCCTAAAGACACTCACTGAGGCGGAGGACAGCAGGATGCTGTTTGGTGAGCCACAGTCGACAGGAACTAGGAAGGATGTCGGTGGACATGTTCCGGATAGCGGAGCTGGATCACAGGCGGATACATTAACAGGTGCTCTGGCGGCACACTATAACAATTAACAGGAGGTAAGGAAAAATGTCAATAAGTTTAGCAGAAGCAAAAGTCGGTATGGCAGACAAGGTAGACCAGCAGGTTGTAGATGAGTTCAGAAGGGCGTCATTATTGCTGGATATGCTTATTTTCGATGACGCGGTGTCACCAGGAACAGGCGGAAGCACACTCACATACGGATACACATGTCTTAAGACACCGTCAACCGTAGCAGTCAGAGAGCTGAATACAGAGTACACACCGAACGAAGCGAAGAGAGAGAAGAAAACCGCAGACCTTAAAATCTTCGGCGGTTCCTATCAGATTGACCGTGTTATCGCACAGACATCCGGTGCGGTTAATGAGGTTGAGTTCCAGATGAGAGAGAAGATTAAGGCGGCAGCCAACTATTTCCACATGCTGGTTATCAATGGCACCGGAGCAGGCTCGGGAGCCGGCTATGTGACAAATACATTCGATGGCTTAAAGAAGATTCTTAGTGGCTCTGATACAGAGTACACTGCTGAGGATGTTGATATTTCAACATCAGCGCTCCTTGATACCAATTACAATGCGTTCCTTGATGCGGTAGATACGTTCATCAGTAAGCTTGCGGAGAAGCCTGATATCCTTATGATGAACACGGAAATGCTCACCAAGGTCCGCTCTGCGGCGAGAAGAGCAGGCTATTATGACCGCAGCAAGGATGACTTTGGCCGCGCAGTTGAGACTTACAACGGAATTAAGCTTCTTGATGCAGGATATTATTACAACGGCTCAACAACAGAGCCTGTTGTCGCAATCGAGACAGATGGCTCAACCGCTATATATGGTATCAAGATAGGACTAAACGCATTCCATGGGGTATCACCGAAGGGTGACAAGATTATCGCCCAGCACCTTCCTGATTTCAGCCAGGCAGGAGCAGTAAAAGAGGGTGATGTCGAGATGGTAGCAGCAACAGTGCTTAAGAATAGTAAGATGGCGGGTGTTCTTAAGGGAATAAAAATTAAGCCGACAGAGTAGAGAATAAGGGGGTGAGAGTATTAACAGCTTAACTATAACAGTGGACTGGGAGGACTATCACTCCCGTTTTGCTAACAGTAAACTAACAGAAGAACAGTTTCAGGCTATGACGTATCAGGCGTGCAGCCGTGTAAAGCGTCTGTGCAGACCGTATATCCTTAAGGCTGTCCTTGAAAATGAGGATGACTACCGCAATGACAGGCTCAAGGACGCAGTATGCTGCGTGATAAATGAGATGTATGAGCAGGGCAAGGTTGGAGCAGGCGCCGGGGTAACTTCGGTATCGAATGACGGCTATTCGGAGAGCTACGCTGTCACTAAGAAAACGGATGCCGACTTGGAGCTGGATACACTGGCAAAAGCCCAGCTCTATGGCACAGGCATGATGGGGGCATTGTGATGTTCGATGATACGGTGACTTTTTATTCTTATGACGCTGATACGGAGAGCTGGAAAAGGACAGTCATAGCTGGCTGCCAGTGGTCTGCGGAGACAGTAAAAACGGTGTCCACCGATGGAAAGCTCAATATCTCCAAGGTGGTGAACATCACCATCCCGGTTAATACAGCGGCTATGCCGGAGCAGTACATAGACTATCGTCTGTACAGCACACAGGCGGTCAAGGACGGCTTTTTCACTATCAACCCTACCACCAATATGGATGTGGTTGTTTTGGGCGGATGTGAGGCTGAATTGACACCGGAATATACCCTGTCACAGCTGGTAAGGGAACACATAGCCGCGACGGTGTCATCCGTGACGGACAACACTGGCAGACCAAGGCTTAAGAACATCAAGGTGGTGGCGCGATGATTGATGTGACTTTTAAGCTGCCGGAAGCAGGGGCAATGATGAAGAAACTGGGATTGGATCAGCGCGGAGAGGTTCAGAAGGCGATTGCAAAGGAAGCATTAATTCAATGCGAACCACTGGTGCCTATTGATACAGGAATACTTAAGCAAAGTGGACATATTGAAAATGATGGAGAGCTTATTGTGTGGAATCAGCCTTATGCCAAGTTTCAATATTATGGAATGTTAATGGTTGATGAGGTAACTGAAAGCCCATGGAGTAAGAAGGACGGAAAGAAAAAACTTACAGATACTCCTCTTAAGTATCATGGTCAAGGCGAATCCCACTGGTTTGATAAGGCAATGCAGAATGGCGGGCGCGAGAAGCTTATCGAGGTAGCCCGCGAGGAGGTGCGAAAGCGCAGTACATGACAGTAGTAGAAGCGATTGTGAAATGGCTCAAGGAAGCCAGGATAAATAAGATAAGCACGGATTCCCTGCCGGGGCAGTCCGTTGCGTATGGGATAGCGAAAGCACCAACGCAGAATGTGAAGACGTTCGTGTCCGGTAGAAAGATATATACAGATTATTATGACTTTCTGGCGCGCTTAGACAGCAAGACGGATGCAGAGAGGGTCAATAATCATAAATTCATGGAGGAACTGTCTGAGTGGATATATGAGCAGAATGTACAGGAGCTGTATCCGGAACTTCCGGAACATCTTAAGTGCAGTGATATATCGGTAAGCACACCGTTCCACATGCAGGCGGCAGACGAGGACTCCGCCGTCTATGCATTTACTATAAAAATCAAGTATGAGAAGGAGAGATAAAAATGGCAGAAATGAGAGAAAAGCTAATGCATTTCTTTGATATCGGAGACGGTACAGAGAATTATGTACTGCTTGGTGACGGTATCAGCTCACTCACGGAGGAGTTTAACCCTGAGAACGAGACTAAGCATTATATTCACCAGTCCAGCGGAACAGCGAATGTGAAATCGTACGCACCATCCATGTCCGTTGAGAAGGAGTATATCAAGGACGAGGAGCTTCAGAAGTGGATAGATAAGAAGGTGCGTGAGCTTCCGACAGGAGCCTCCGCCAGAAGCAGCTATATAAGAGTTAATGCGCTTGAGGAGCCTGTCTCTGATGGAGTATGGCCGGCAGTCAAGAGGGCATGTGCATATCAGTTTGATTCTATCGGCGGTGAGGGTGGCTCTGAGCTTGTCAATGCTATGACACTCAGCGGCGTCGGGGATGGCATTCAGGGAAGCTTCAATGTGTCAACAAGAAAGTTCACACCGGGTTCCGGTGAATAGGAGGTATTATGCCAAACATTATCAGAATCAGCAGGGGAATAGAGATAAATGTCAACGAAGCAGGTGACACAATATGCATTCCGGTTGATGATATGAACTTCATTGATAATTATAACAATGTTCTTGATACCTTTGACCGTATAGACAAAGAGATAAAGGAGAAAGAGGGCACCCTGGCACCGAAGGAGGAGCTCAGGTTCATTATCGAAAAGACCAGAGAAGTAATGGACGGAATCAATAACCTTTTCATGGACGAGCAGTGCTGTAAAAAGGTGTTCGGCAATATTGTCCCTTCACCGTATCTGCTGGCGGATTTCTTTGAACAGCTATGTCCGTACATTGAAAAATATGGCGATGAGCGGCAGAAAAAGATAATGGATAAGTACAGAAAGCCGGTTAGGAGAAAATAATGTTTAATGTGCTGCTTGAAGATATGCCGGAGGAATACGAGGGTTATCGAATAGACCCGGATTTCCGGACAGGCATTTTAATCTCAATGTGCCTTTCAGACCCGGAGCTTACCGAACTGGAGCAGCGTCTGGTGGCGGCAAATTTATTGTTTACAGACAAAATACCCCCACCTGAACAGGCAATGTCAGGGATAAGCTGGTTTATGAATGCCAATAACCATGATAACTATGACGGAGTGAAGCAATCCGAAGTGATACTTATGGATTACGGAGTAGATCAGTGGAGGATATATGCGGCATTCATGGCACAGTATCATATAGACCTTAACAAGGTCTATATGCATTGGTTTATCTTCCGGGGGCTTCTTGATAATCTGTCGGAATGCAGCTTCACGGATGTGATGCAGCTTAGGCAGAAGAAGATACCAGCTTACCTGTCAGCGAAGGAGAAGGAAGAGTTCAAGAGAAAACAGAGGATATTCCAGCTTGGAAAGACAGGCAAGGTTAAGGAAGATGATTTCACTGAAAGTGAGAAAGCAAGAATAGCAGAGTTCTTAAAATATGCGAATATAAAGAAATAAGAGCCATGTAGCGCCTCAGAGCCATTGGCACCTAATGATAGGGTGTTAGTGGCTTTTGTTTCAGGAAGGAGGGCACATGGGAAAAGAAGATGCAGACGGCTATGTACGTGTCAAGATAGACGTTGACACGTCGCAGGAGAAAAAGATTAAGCGTTCCCTGGAGGACATTCAGGATGATGCGGACAATGCTAAAAGAAAGCTGGATGCCCTGAAGGAGGCGGGCGTTGATGAGAATGTGGAAGCCTACAGCAAAGCTGCGGCAGACCTTGAGAAATACAATAAAGAGATTGATGAGTACATAAGAAAACAGAAGGAAGCAGAGGCCGCCGCGGCGAGCCGGGCTAAAGCTACCCAGACCGGCGATTTTGACAGTATCAGTGACCAGGTGGAGGACTATGAGACGCGCCTCCGAATGCTCCGCGACAAGGGCTATGGTCCCGGTGATGGGCATTTTGATGAGCTGTATGTAGCATGGAAGAACGCGGCAGATGCCGAGAAAGAGTACCTTGCGGGGCTTGAGAAGCTAACGGACAGAGGAAAAGAGCTGGAAGCGGAGAGAGCGCGTAAAGAGGTAGAGGCACAGCAGAAGGTATCACAAAAGCGTGAGAAAGAGGCGCGCAAGCTTGCAGAGCAGGCGGCAGAATATGAACACCTGAATAAGCTTCGTGCCAATGCACAGGTGCGGGATAAAGACCTTGTGAAGCTCCTTGAAAGGCAGGAAACCATCACAGCACGCATGGCAGAGCTTAAGCGCGCAGGAGTTGGCGAGGGTTATAAGGAGTATGACAGCCTGAGCCAACAGCTAAAGGATGTCAACAGCTCCATAGCAGAGTGCAGGGACGGATTTGAAAAGGCTGGAAAGAGCAGCAAGAAAACCCTGGAGACATTGAACAAGAATACCAGGAAATCCTCCGGAATGTTCGGTATGCTGGCTTCAAGACTTAAGGGACTGGCTCTGAGCCTTCTTATATTCAACTGGATTTCAAAAGGCTTTAACGCTATGGTTGCCGCCATGAAGGAGGGCTTCAAGAATCTTGCTTCGTATTCCAAGGAATACAACAGTGTGATGTCCGCATTCATGAGCAGCCTGGCAGAGCTTAAGAACAACCTGGCAGCAGCATTTGGGCCGATTGTAAACACGGTCGTGCCATACCTCATACGGATGGTCAGTGGTCTCAATGCGGCGATAGAATCATTCAGCCGGTTCATTGCCTATATGAGTGGAAAAAATACTTATACAAGGGCAAAAAAACAGATGCTTGATTATAAAAGCACTGTGGACAGTACAAATAAGTCGCTTGCGGATTTTGACAAGCTCCATGTGCTCAACGATAACTCATCCGGCGGAGAGAAGACAGGTGCGGATGCATTTGAGACAGTCAACATCGGAGAAGTTCAGGAGAGCTTCAAGCAGTTCAAGAACATCTATGAATCCTATGTAAAGCCTGTATTTGAGAGATTCAAAGAGGCTATAACATGGTTTGGCGGCGAAGCTAAGGGTATTCTTACCAATATCTTCGGTGATATAGCGGATGGTGCAGGGAACCTTTGGAACAGTATAAAGAATCTCTGTGATCAAGTGCAGCCGTATCTGGAGCCGTTATTCGATAATATCAAAAAATTGTTTACGGTACTGTTTGAGGTGATGGCCGGGATATGGGAATCTATAGGTGCTCCGATATTCGGATTTATTGTCCAACTGCTTCAGGATACCATAGATTATTTTGCCGGGCATACAGGAGAAATGTCGGATGCTTTCGGTGAGTTTGTAGATAATGTGGAGGATAGCTGGGAGAATCACCGCAAGCCGGCATTGGAGGCTATAGGGAACTTTCTGAATGAATGGCTGTTGCC